CCAAAGTGTTTTTATAACATCACCAGGCTTAGGATTATATCCAGCACTAACATCACGTGAGAACATAAACTTAGGCATAGAAGCATATTGAATAGATTCTTCTGAGTTGATTCCAAACCCAGACGTTAGTGTGGGTTCTTCTGTTGGTTCATATAGTAATTTTGATTCTATACCAGATAAGTACTTTGTATTGACTGATTCACCATAAAGAGTATCCATTTCAATTGCTTCATCTCTGATATAGTATTCAATTTTTATACCTGCTATGTCTGTAAATTCAACAATATAATCTTCAAACAATTCATGTTCTATATTGTTTTCTAAATCATATAATTCCCATTTTGGTTTTATAAGTTTACTTGTACTTGCCATATTTTAGTTCCTTTTTAACTTGCTATTGTTGTTGCTGCTGTAAGATATAAAGATGATGGCGTATCTGTTTTTTCTACCCATGAATTAAGAATTGGATCATACTCATCACAGTCATTTAAAGGAGTACCACCATTTAATCCACCATAAATATAACCTTTATTGTTAATTGTTGAAGCAGATAAAAAATCTCTACCAGGTGAAGGACAACTAGTTTTACTTGTCCATGTATTAGGAGTATATTCCCAACATTCTTGATAAAAAGTACTACCATTTAATCCACAATATATATATCCTTTATCATTTATAGTAGAAGCAGCTAAATCACTTTTTGTTGCTCCTGGCATATCTGTTTTATTTGCCCATGTTCCCGAACCACCATCTGGTGTATATTCATCACAATCTCGTAAAGGAGTAACTCCATTTAATCCACAATATATATATCCTTTATCATTTATAGTAGAAGCAGCTAGTGCATCTCTACCAGGTGCAGGACAATCTGCTCTACCTACCCACGTTCCCATACCACCATCTGGTGTAAATTCCTCACAAACTAGTAAGTTATAATGACCACAATAAACATAACCTTTCCCAAGTATAGTAGAAGCGGATGAATCGTTTCTATATGTTAACATATCTGTCATGGTTGCCCATGTATTAGTAACAGGGTCATATTCATCAACATCTGGATAACCACTACCACTATAAATATAACCTTTATAATTTATAGTTGATGAAACCATAGTATTTCTTTTTGGATCAGGAATATCTTCTTTACTTATCCATGAATTAGTAATAGCATTATACTCATCATAAGTATTTGCGGAATCTTGTCCACCACCCCAGTATCCCTTTTCAATCATTAATTTATATCTTCTTTTGAACATTCCAATCATATTATTTTCTCATTAATTCTGTGTGTTGTTTCATTATTAATAATAATGTTTCTTCTAATAATGTTACTCTATTTTTAAGAGTATTTAATTCATTTAAATCAGGTTGAATTGTGTTTTGTTTTTCAACCTTTTCATTCATAATATTTTGAACATTAAAATTTCCATCACTTGACATACCACCATGTGGATTATCAGGTGTTGGTTGTTGAATACGAATAGGTTTATTAAGTTTTCCTTCTCTTTGTAATTTTTCATAAGCGCTTGTTATTGACATATTTAATCTCCTTTTTTATATGGATGTTCTTTAGTATCTTTTTTTGCTTGTGCTTTTGGTTTGTCCTTACCACGCCAATGTGTACTTCCATATTTTTTATCTTTAATTGACGCACAAAATCCTTTTGCTTTTTGTTCATCAAACCCTTCTTTGTCTTTCATACGTGCAACACAAGCATCAAAAAATCCTTTAGCATCCGCTTTTACACCAATTGTTTTTTCAAATTTTTTAATAGAATCATCATCCCAACCTTTAGTTTGTATAGGTGCTTCGTTTATGTATTTTTTAAATCTCATATTATTTCTTCCATTTTAATTCTGCTCTTTTTATAATTTTACCTAAAAGTGGGTCTTTTATACCTGATTTTTTTAATTTTTCTTTAAACATATTCATAGTTTTTTCTCTATCTTCAAATTCTCTCCAATCTTTACCCATTATATCAGCAGCTTTAAATATTCCGGTTACCCAAAGATCAGCAAAAAAATCATCTTTCATTTTACCCCAAAAATCTTTAATTTTACCTTCATTAATTTTTTTATAATATTCATCAAGCTTTTGATTATTATCGTCTATCATTTTTTCATATGCTTCTAATACTTTATCATCTTTCATTTATTAATCTCCTTATCCTACTGTTATTCCGTATCCCTCGAATCCTTCTTCAAGCATTAGTGTTTCTTTCAGTTCTTGTTTTTCTGTTATTCCTTCTTGTAATAACGCATCCCCATCTAATGATATACCTGTGTTTCCAATAGAAGCAAACTGCGCAAATTTACTTCTAATTCTACCAAGCATAATTTTACTTTCAGCAAGAGCATAGTCAAATATCCAATCAGACTCATAGAAATTATTATCAGTATCACCTGTTTCCCAATTTTCTAATGAGCTACCTTCAATCATAAATGTTCTAAGTAATATCCAACCTGGAGAATCAACTGTTATTGTTGTTCCATCATCATTTATAACATATAAAGATGAACCTGAAGGTGGAGCAGGATGTACTTCAAGTTGATTTGTGTACCTATGATATTTATAATTATATACAGATGGAGTATATCGTTGTACAGTTTCTAAAAAATCTCTTGCAATATGATATGAAATCATAGAATAATTGTCACCAGTAGTATTTAATAACATATCAAATGCGCCTTGATTATATAAAAAATTATCAATAGTGAATAAAGTATTTATATCACCATAAGTTCCTTCTCTGTCTTCATAGCTTACTACTTCTGTTACACCTATTGGTAAGTCATATACATATTGACCAGCTGATAATAGTATAGTAATAAATGTTTCTTGTGTTGCTTGTCCAACAGCCCACTTGATAAATTTGTTACGTGCAGTATCAATTGCATCGTATAAATTTGTAGGGTCTAACTCCACTTTAATCATTGGTGCACCTAAACGTCTTTTGATTTTTTCAGCTAAATCGCTTTTAGTCATAATTTCCTTCCTATATTTTAATCATATTTATATTTATTTATTCAAAAACACCACTATTTGTAAGCCAACTCCAATCCTCTACTGTGTCTTCAACATCAGATAGAATACCCCAAGCATCATCATCTTTCTTATTTATGAATCCATAACTTTCATCTAATATTTTCATTTCTAATATATAAAGACCCCAGTATAAAGCTGCTACTAAATCATCTGCTTTATCTTTTCCAAAAAACTTCTTTCCTTCTTCAATATAAGAACCAAGTTCTTCAATTGTTTCTCTGTCAACAATTTTAATACTACCATCTTCTATTAGTTTTTTCATAAGTAAAACAGCTTTAGGTTTTGTTTTTGTGCTTGCTCTTATTCCAAGACTAGCTGTTTTAGCACCAGAATTTACAAGGTTTGGGTTTTCAATATCCCACCATAATCTTTGAACTACAGCAGAACCTTCACCATTATTTTCACACATTATATAAGCATTATTATAATAATATGACATTTTACTTAATATATCTGAAAATTCATAAACATCTGTAAGATTATCTCTAAACACTGCAACCTGTTCTATTTTAACGGGATTAACACTTTCTAATTTTAAAATTTGTATTGTTGACCAATTTTGACCAGTTCCTTTTGCAGGGTCGGCACTTACAATATATGAGGATCCATCTTCTGGTTTTTCCCATATTTGTAATCTATCATTTAAATCTCTAAGTAATGGTTCTTTCCAAGACGTCATTAATACTTTTATTGTTTCATTATTAATAACTGTATTTGTTGAACCAATAAATCGTACAGCAAATTCCTGGTCAAATTTTTGTTGTCCTAAATTTTTAATTTGATCTTTAGCCCATTCTTTATCTCTACCAGGTACTTGTTGCCAAGATATTTTAGTATTAACAAATGTATTTAGTTTAGCTCTTGACTGTGACCATATTCTATGAAATATATTAAAAAGACCACAAGGCGTGCTAATGATAATAATTTTTGCTTCTTTTGATGCTGATATTGTTGGAGAGTTGGATTCCCAAAAGTCTTCAGCTTGGTGACTTGGTACGAATGCAAATTCATCTGCTACTAATATATTAACTGTTTCACCACGAAAAGCATCTGCTGAAGTAGCTGAAATAACAATTCTAGTTCCATTATCAAATGTTAAGAAAGTTTTACTGTATTCTGTAACACCTGGTTTTAACCAAACTGGTAAACACTCATACATTTTTTTCAATCTTGAAAGGATCATTTTAGCACTAGATTCTTTATTAGATACAATACCAATTGTTTTATCTGAATGAAAAATTGAATACCATAATACGTATACAGACACAACAGTTGTTTTCCCTGATTGTCTGGATGCAAGTACTACATTATAACGATGTTTTTTAAATTTATTGATTAGTGTTGTTTGATATTTATATGGTCTAAAAGGTATTTCACCTTTATCTGGATGTATTATCTTGATATATTTTTGAAAGTAATTTATACTTTTAGAACACTTTTCAAGTTCTAATATTTGATCTGGTGTATACTCAAGTTCTGTTTGTGGTCTTTTAACATATTTATCGTCATAGCGAATAGCCATTACATTATTCTCCTTATGTTTTGAAACTATTTTCACAGGGCATAAAAAAACCCTGTTGTTTATTATTTATGTAAACAACAGGGTTTTTAAATTATTATGTTAAATATTTTATATCAATTCTTCATATTCATCTTCCCAGTTGTCTTCACCAGGAATGAATTTTTCTACAATAAATTTTTCAGCTTTATATATAACTGAATAACTAGAACCACAATCATAACAATCCCAACCAGCACATACTTTTGAATTTTTATCATATGTATAATGAAATGAATCATCACCTACATCTTTTGAACCACATACTGGGCATTTATCTCCATGTACCATTTATTTTTTCTCCTTCTTTTTTAATTCATATACTATGTCCTTTTTATTTACTTTTGTTTTAATAAATATTGAACTACCCCACATATTATATATATGTTTTAATGTTTCAGTACAATATTTTTGTTCAAGACCAACACCAGACCAGTTATGATTTAAGAACAAAAATCCTTTGTCTTTAAAATTACCATTAACAATATCTATACTTGGTATATTGCTATGAGCAAAACTCATTATTATCATTTTAGCAATTTTTTTAGATTCTTGTTTTGTTATAACCCAGTCTTCAGTAAATGGTGTTTCTTGTTTAACATATACATAAAGTTGAAGGTCGTTTATTAAATCTGATGTTAAAAAGTTTTGCATGAAAAACCAATCAGTATGGCTTCTTGCTATTTCAAGCATTTTTTCTCTACCTTTCATTGACTTATCATCCCATTCGTCTTTTTCTTTTTGGTTGTCACAATTTTCATATTCTAAACCATGTTTACCTTTATCCCATCTATCAACAACACTTTCCCATATTTTAGAACCAACTAAATATGGATTCATAGATTTTGGATTCATTGCTTTAACAAGAGAATTAGAATAATTATATTGCGCATGTTCTGACATAGTTAAAAGGTCTTCTTGAAATAATTTCTTCATAATACTTTCGTGTGTATGTGTGGCAAAACCTTCATTCATATATGGAGTTCTCATTTGAGGCCAAAAATATTCTCCCTCTTGTCTAAGAACTTCTAATATATCTTTTTGCCAATCATCAAGAACTTTGGATTTATCAATAATATATCTTAATAAATCTTCTGTTGGTTCAACTGGAGTTTTGTCTTTTAATTGTCTCCAAATTTTTTGATTTTGAAGTGCAATATCTTCTTCTTTATTACTATCATAATCATCAACTGCTGTTAAATCAGCAAACTCAGCAGTTGATTTAACATGTTTTTTCACTTTCATTTGTTCAAATATTCTTTCTCCTTTTTCATCTTCTGTTTCTATATCAAAAGGATTACAATGAAATTGAATAGAATGACCGGCATCAATAATTTTTTCAACTTCATCAATACCATACAATCTTTCATACTTATTAAATCTTTTTGATGCTTGTGATAGATAATTAATAATATCTCTTTTAGTTCGTTGAAAATGTTTATTCATAGTAAAAAATGCAACGTGTCCAACAACATGTGCCATTACTAAAACCTGAAGAGCAAAAGTATTATTTTTCATTAAATATGCTCTTGACGGATTTGAATTAATAACTACTTCTAAAGGAAGCGAGTAACGTACTTTATCTTGAAAGGTTCTTAATCTTTCATAATCACGTCCATACTTCCAGTTACTAATATTTCCAGGTACTCTATAGCTCATTATTTCAAGCATTTTTTGGTCAGGAATAATATCAAATTCAATATCACAAAAATCAAGACCATCTTCTTTTGCTATTTCATAAATTCTATCTTCAATTTTTATTAATCTTTGCATTTCTGATAATTATTTTCTTCTTCACTGATTTCTAAAGTTATAGTTGCCGAACCATCATCATTTTCTACAAATTTTAATGTTTTCATTTTTTCTCCTTTTGAAACAAGAAATGGCGTAGTGTTGCTTCAACATGTTTTTTATCTTTTATAACAGAAAGTAAAAATCTTTTTTCATCATTTTTATAAAAGTCAGTTCCTAGTTCTCTATGGTTTTTAAATTTCCATTTTTGTTTAATTGAATTTATTAATGTTCCACCAGGATTCCACGGATTTTCTTCTGTATCTATTTCAACATATCCTAACATATTAATTTTTTTATCAAGCATTTCACCAATTTTTAATATTGTTTTGTTGTTATCCCAGTCTTCTCCATCGCCTACATAAATACAATAAACATTCCATTCATTTAATGGATATTCTGTATCAATAATATAATTAGCTTTTTCAAATGCTGTCCAACAATTAGTACCACCGGATTCTGCTTTGTTAAAAAATTCATCTTCATCAACAACTTTAGCTGTAGTTGTGTGTTGAATAAATTTAATATCAACAAAATCATATTTTTTCTTTAAGAATTGGGTCATCCAAAATAACAAACTTCTACATAAGTATTTCTTTTCAGGACCCATTGAACCAGAAACATCCATCATTGCTATTACTACAGCGTTAGAATGATATTCAATATCTTCTTCTATTTGTTTATATCTTAAATCATCATTATTAATAAAGATTCTTCTTTGTGTAGAAGTAAGTTTACCATTTTTAATAATATCAATGGCATCGTTTATATCTCCATGTGCTTGAGCAAGTGCTTTGTTTCCATCATCACGTGAACATTTAGTTTCATTTACTATTTCAGTAACAGTTAATATGTTTCTTTTAATAGATTCCATCATTGTTTTTTTCTTATGTATTCTTGGTTTAATACCTACTTTAGATATTGTTTCAAACTTCCATCCTTTAGGTACTAATTTAGTTGCTTTTGTTTTTTCTTCAATATAAGGTAGTCCAAGGTCTTCAAACATGATTTGAAGTAAATAATCAATATCAACTTCGGTTTCCATTAAATCTTCGCCTTCACCTTGTCCAGGTCCACCAGGTTCATCACCATCTTTTGGTCGTTGATCTATTATGTCACCTGGTTCTCCATCACCCTGTCCAACACCTGCGCTATTAGAGTCACCATAAATAAAACGATAATCTTTCATTCCTTTTACAGTAATTTTTACTTTCTTTTTACCTTTTCGCGTAATAATAGATTCACTGCCTATAACATCACGAACATTTTCTCGTATTGCTTTGTCAATTTTTTGTCTATGTCTTTCAGCATCTTTATGGCCTTTTTCTGAAAGTTCTCCCTCATCTTGAAATATGATTGTCATTACTTATTCCCTTTCTACCATAATTTTTCTAAGTGAAGATAATTTGTTTCTTCACCATTTTCAGTATATCCTACTTCAACTTCTACACTACCCATAGATATGAACCACATTGCGTATCCTTTTACAACAAACCATGATATTGTGGAACGAAACACAATATCGTTCCACAAATTTTCAAAAAATGCTTTTGTTTTTTCTTTTTGATATTCTTCTTCTGGTACAAAAACTACTTCTTCTTT